CCAATTTTGTTATTAACGTGGGCCGTAACTATTTTAGAACTGGCCTCTACAAATATTTTAGGAACAGAAACAAGATGCATAGAAATTTGAATCGTACGCAAAATCTTGTTTATTTCCATTTGGATGCCCATAAGCTGTTCGGCAATACCTTGGCCGTAAAATCCGATAGGCTTCTCGTTCCATTTAAAGAATACAAAAGGAAAGTCGGGTCTGTCCCATTTTTCATCAAACAGTGTGTGGTTATGTATACAAATGGTGTGGCGACCGTCTTTAGCGCCTGGTCCAGATGGTAGGTGCCAACTTTCAACGGTTAAAATGTATTCTCCATTAGTCTGTTTAAATTCTGCAATACGGTCTGGGTCGCTGATTGCAGCTTCTATAGCGCCCTTTTGTGTAGGAAAAATATTGGATAATACGTCTTTGTGCAGCCATTTTCGCTGGTGCAATTGGCGTGGATAACCGTAGTAGGCTTCTGTATCATCGGTCATTATCTCATCAATAAATACGCGCTCTGCACAAAGCTCGTTGCCTTGCCTGAATATTTTTAATGCGCCAGTTCCGAATATACATGCGTCTTTAAAACATTTACGAGCCTGCTTATACAAATTGGTTTTGTAAAAAATGCCTTCTGTAAACTTATTTAGTTTCTCGGCTTTTCGTTTAAGCAGCCAGTCGCCACCATCAGTTAAGAAATATGGCTTAACCTTGTTCTTTGTAATTTTTGCAGTGGCCGCATCAACCATTGATTGAACAATGTTTAGGGTTACGCGGTTTTGGACGTTGTAGCTGGGCTCTGAGCGCATGTAATTATATACGTCTAGACCCTGATATTCCAGGTTTCCGTACATACGCATATGTCGCAAATTATCGTTTTGTCTATAGTTCTGGTTTGTGTCTAACCATTTAATATAGGGAAAAACAATCTCGTGAGGGTTCTTGTCTTTCCACCAAAAATATGCTGCCATTTCCTAAATTCCTATTTTATGAACGAGAAGACCAGTACAGGTCCTCTTCAATTTCTTTTGGCTCTTGTTCTAAGGTATCAACCATAGTTTTAGAGCTTAAGCTAGTAGATTCATTATCTTTTAATTCTTCCGGCTGGCTTTGCAGGTACTGCTCGGTTATGGCTACATCAGATATGACAAAGTGTAGATTGCCTATCTTTATCTCTTTTATCTTCTCTTGCTTGGCCCACAAAATTAACTCTTTTACATCGTCTATAGTGGCTAACATCATACCCTTAGAAGAGTTTATCATTTTGATACTTCTCGCTTTTATCTTTACAAATTGGCCGCATTCTTATACAATATTTTAGTAAGGTATAAAAAAATAAGTGTATTCAAGCACTTAAAGGAGTATAATGGAACAGCTAAGTATGAGAGAAAGAGAAGTGTGCGCGTTGGTCATCCAAGGCAAATCAAATAAAGAGGTGGCGAACATTTTGCACATAGCCGTAAAAACTGTTAAATTTCATATGACTCGCATATTTGTTAGGATGGGCGTAAAAAACAGGGCGGAGCTTTCCCACGCACTATTGAGCAGGGAAAGACCTGAAGTTAAGGAGATATTGGCCGAAGAATTTAATAATGCCAGACTAGAATATAATAGACATGTCAAACAGTTAGAAATGGAGCTAGAGGCCACTAAAAAAGATAATAAGGCGCTGCTTATCGGACTTGAGGCTATTAGAAAACAGAAAACTAAAGTACAATATGTAGAAGTCCCCTCTTTAACAAGAGGAATATCATGAGTCCGGTACAAAAAGTATTAATGGCTATAGCTGTTATTTACATCCTATTTTGCGCATATTTGGCAGTCGGCATTATAACAGTTTTATTAAAAGGAGGTTTCTAATGGAAGTTTGTGTAAACGTGGTGGGCCCAGACGGAGAAAAGTATTATAGCGTTACGCAAAAACATGATGATGTAGACGCTATGTGCCGCTTTTTAAATGCGTATGCCGTAGATTACAAGATAGAAGACCTTATGGAACTAACAAATTATGTTGGGCATGACACCCTAGAATTCTATGTTAGCAAGACTGATGTTGATGGGATGGGGGAAGTTATGCAGCTTGTACATGAAACGCAAGAACGGAACAATCCAGTCGCAGACTTTATTTCTGCATGGGGTAACGGAAGACCCAAGTATAGCCCAGATTTACCAGATGGAGATTCTCACACAGAAGATTTGCATAAGTCTTTGGATGAGGCGCTGTTCCGGTTGTATGGTGGCGACACCATCGGTTTTGATGGAAATAATAGAAGAGATTGTAGGCATGAATGGGTAGAGTATAATGGCCTATTCGATTCGTTTAAATATTGTAAAAAGTGCGATAAAAGACGGGGCGGGGATGACGAATGAGGCGTGGTTAGCCATAACCTCTGCACCTCTACTAGTTTACCTAGTGCTACTAATATGGGGCGCATGTGATTGAGTTGGTGACGTTGTTAGCCTGCTTAAATCAGGTGGGCTGCAACGAATCAGTAGCACAGTACTACCGGTATAGACCAGATGTTAAGGAACGCATAGCCCACTACGAATCGGTCGCACAACAACAGCTAGCCGGTCTAGAATCTATATCCCCATTTTTGGTTATAGCTGCTCATGGGCAGGGCTCCATAAAACTAAATAGGTTTTGGTCCGTTACTGCCACACAGGACACCACTACCCTACGTTACACCCGCAATTTTTGAATTGTTGTCTAAGTATAGAGTAACTAAAGGTATAAGCGAGTGAGCAAGAAACACGAAATCCGTAGATTAGAGACTGGCGTTTCCCGAATAATACCAAGTACACAAAATATGGCTGATAATGCATATGTCACATTGCATCAGCAAATAGAGCGATTAAGACTAAAGTCTGGCCAAGGCAATATTCTAACAGATAAAGAAATTAAATCTCTGCACTTAATGATACAGTCTATGCTGATGTTGGCCAGGGACGAGCGTGAAAGAGAAAAGGTTGATAGCGAGTTGTTAAAATTAGAAAAGATGTCTACAGAAGAATTGCTAGACTACGTTTCAAAAAGCCGTAAAGTGGAAGAAGCTACGTGAGGCACAACAAAGTACATTATAGCGTACAGGGCTATACTTTATGCGGAAGACCGAGTTATAAAAACGTGCTGACTTCGCCGTACAAATCAGAAGTTGGTTGCGTTCATTGCAGGAGGCGCCTAAGTGAATTGGAAAGACGAGATTCTAGCCCGGATAAAAGAGACATTAGAGAAAGTAGAAAATACAAGGGAACTAGAATCGTTTAAATGTGGAGTGCCATACGAGTATATTAGGGACGATGGAGAATATGATGAAGCATGGTTGCAAATATCGTTTATACTGGATTGGGAAGCAGAGCCCGTAAAAGACATGGTTGTTAAAGGAAGAGAGCGAGGAGATTCATGAGTGAAGTTTTGAGACTACCAAATGTGCTGATTAGAGAAATGGAAACCCAGGATATTCCTTTTGTATTTAATAGCTGGCTAAAGAGTTACGCAAACAGTCCAACTGTGAAATTTGTAGACCGCACCATCTATTTTAATGAACAGCACAAAGTTATTGAGAGGATACTAGTTAAACAAAAAACACTGATTGCGTGCGATAAAGATAGCCCAGATAACATATTCGGCTATATCTGTTTTGGAGAATTACAAAACGTGTTTGTAGTCCACTACTTATATGTCAAAAATATAGACAGGAAACTAGGGATAGCAAGGCAGCTTTTGGAAGCCACAAAACACGATTTTAGCACCGTTTTCGCTTTTACGCATTTTACCTACGCTGGTTTAGCGGTCGCAGAGAAATTTAATGGTATATTTCATCCATATTCTCTGATAAACTACGACATGGGTGCTCCGCTGGGCGGAACGTCCATTAGTAAAGACAGACTGCAACAATTGGAGGTAAAAATTGAAAAACCAGATTGATTGGGAATCTCAGGGCGTAGCGTTAAGCACACTACTTGACCGGGGTATTGATATTATATCAAGACGGGTGCAGCTAGTGGGGGAAGTTAATAGCGATATGTTTATTCGTGTAGATACAGCCCTCTCGCTTTTAAAAGATAAGAAAAATCCGGTGACCTTTATTATAAACAGTGAAGGCGGCCACGTAAGCGATGCATTAGGAATTGTTGGGCGCATGGAAGCGTCTGGCATGCGTATTATAACAGAAGGGTACGGCGTCGTAGAATCGGCAGCTACCATGATTTTGGCTGCAGGGACTAAAAGAAGAATGGCTCGCACATGCAGGCTTATGCACCATGAAGGTTCTTACAACATGGAAGGCGCGCACGACAGCATTAAACACTTGGTAGAAGAGTTTGATAAAAACGAGAGAATGTGGTGCGATTTGCTAGGCGAGTACACCAAGAAAAATTCTGATTTTTGGCGCACAAAAGGTATTGGTGGAAAAGACTATTATATCAGCGCACAAGAATGTTTGGACTACGGCGTTATAGACGAAATTATATAGGAGGCCATTTGAATAGTATAGGGTTTAGCGCGACGGTGCTAAAAAGGATTAGGCGATTAAACAAGGATGAGCTGGTACAAAAACTGGTAGACCTTAGTAATTATGCAGAGAATCAAAAAGCTGCAAATGGGGCATTACATATGATGCTCCGAGAATTTGAAGAGAAGGTTAAAACATTAGAAGGAAAAATAAATGATTTACAGAAAGAAAAAGAGGGGTCTACAGATGCTAACGCTACGAGGTAAAATTGTATTTTTTGGGTCGCTGCTTCTTATTGTATTTGCGGCATTAGCAGCAAAAGCGGAGAGAGTTATCGAATTGACTGAGGACAATACTGTTACGTTAAGGGGCGAGGTTAATGATGATAGCGTAAAAGCTGTGTCTAAACAGTTAGCTCACTTAGTAGAAAAGCGTAATAAATTCTCGGTTAAGTGTCTAATAAAGAAATGCCAGGTTGCGCCTATCTACTTAGTTCTAGATTCTCCAGGCGGCAACATACAATCGGGACAAGATTTGATAGAGCTGATTAAGCCATATAAAAATGTGCAGACGTTAACCCTGTTTGCGGCATCTATGGCGGCAGGTATTCAGCAGGCTGTAGCTGGCCCCCGTTTAGGAACAGCAAACAGTATGACCATGTTTCACAGAGCACGCGGACATTTTTCTGGCTACTTTGATAATGGGGAAGTAGAGTCCCAGTTAGAGTTGGCGCACAATATGGTTGACAGCATGGAGAAAATTAATGCTGATAGGATAGGCATGCCAATTGAAGCGTATAAGGCTAAAGCCATTACAGAGTGGTGGATATACGGTGAAAAAGCCGTAGCATTAAACGTGCTGGATGAAATTGTGCAAGGAGAGTGTTCTCCGTCTTTAACTAATGAAACGGAAAGTGCTTCTTTACAAACTTTTATGGGTTCCATCAATTTGACTTATAGTAAATGTCCGTTGATTCGTGGCGCTACAATCAGTTCAGACCAGCAAGGTCTATTTAATAAGTTGTTAGAGTCTTTAGACAATTTACATAAACTATTTTTTAATAAGGCGCTTTAACAGCGCCAGAAAGCAGAGCCGTCATGGAATTTAAGGATTTAAAGATTAAGAGTATAAAGCTGTATCAGTCGGTGCAGTTTGAGCAAACAGAAGTGCGATACTTTAACAGCTCAACATATGAACATATTAGAAGAGACCAGCCCGGTTACCAAAAACAGAATATACCCGAAGTTACGTTAACGCGTTTGGAGAACGGTGGCGTATTAATTCGTAGCGGTAAGGACATTGCTGAGGTGGGGCCAGCTAATATAGCAGCCATCTCATACTTTCATCCAGAAATGTTTCCTAGCGTGTACACACCGTCTAAAACGGCTGTCAAGAAATCTTAACAAGTAAATGAGTCAAAAGGCTGCGCTAAAAATTCTGGCACGGAAGCTAGAAGCTGGTAAAAAACAGTTTCATTTGGAAGATTATTGTTTTGATAAGCAGTTGCAGTTTATACAAGACCCTGCGAAACGGAAGACCGGGGTCTGTAGTCGCCGTAGTGGAAAAACCATAAGTTGCAGTGCCGATTTATTCAATACCGCTTTGCACGAAAAAGGTGACGTTGCATATATCACGCTGTCGCGCATTACCGCCAAACGGATTATATGGCGAGAGTTGCTACAACTATGTAAATTGTATAATGTTAATGCCAAGATAGACAATACGGAACTAAATATTACGATGCCAAATGGCTCGGTCATATACGTTTCTGGAGCCAAGGACGAATCAGAAATAGAAAAGTTTCGGGGACTGGCGCTGCGTAAGGTTTACATAGATGAATCGCAATCGTTTCGTTCGTATATTCAAGAACTTATAGAAGACGTAATTGAGCCGTCACTTATAGACTATGACGGTACACTTATTCTGATTGGAACGCCAGGACCTGTGCCTGCAGGCTACTTTTACGAGGCGTCTCATAGTATGGGCTGGTCACACCATTCATGGACAATGCATGACAATCCATTCATTGAGAAAAAATCGGGAAAGACTGCTGACCAGCAAATTAGGGAGTTGTGCGAGAGGCGGGGTGTCCCTTTAACAGACCCGTCTATACGTCGAGAGTTTTTTGGAGAATGGACACGCGATGATAACAGTCTGGTGTTTCGATATAACCCTGCGATAAACAATTATAGTGGTGTGCCGCAAAACCTGACGGTAGTATTTGGTATTGATATAGGCTGGCGCGATAGTGATGCGATTGCGGTTCTCGGCTATGACAATACAGACCAGCGGGTGTATTTATTGGAAGAATATATCAAGGATAAGCAGACGATTGGTCAGCTCGCCGACGCAATAGATAAGCTGCGGATGAAGTATGAGCCGGTAAAAATCGTTATGGACGCAGGCGCATTGGGCAAAAAGATTCAAGAAGAGATAAGGATGCGCTACACGATTCCGGTGGAGGCTGCGGACAAACAGCGAAAACTGGAATATATAGCCTTAATGAACGATGATATACGGACTGGCCGGTTTAAAACCTATATCGGTTCTAGGTGGGCTGAAGATGCGAACCTGGTTTCTTGGGACTATAATGACCCCAGCCGTCCAGCAATTTCAACTACGTACCACAGCGATATATGCGATGCGGTGTTATACGCGTGGCGGGAATGTTACCACTACATTAAGAAAGAGGCGGATAAGAAGACGCCTGCTAAACAGAGTGTGGAGTATTTAGATATGTTGGAGCAGCGAGATGCCGATAAATTGGAGCAGGAGAAGGCTGGCGAAACGGACGTAGTCGACCAGGCCGCACTTGAACAGCTATTTGGCGATGATGATGTTGACTGGTTCTGAGCCGATATAGGCGGCGACCTCGCCATTGCCCCGCCATTCAGTCTGAGACGCACCCTAAGCAAACGTATAGACCAGCAGCAAATCTCCCCTTATAGGCCCGTATAGCGCGTATAAAAGGGGGGCCGCTTATAAAAATGTCACTTTAATGAGTCTGCAATTTAGGCTTTAGCCCTTTTGCAAGTAGTATGCCATATAAAAAATCCCAAAATGAGACGTTCGATTCTGAGACTGGCACGGTTTTTGCACCCCTGCAAGAATCAGGCCAACTCATTGGCACGCTTTTTGATATGCAAGATTAGGGCCAAGTCAGGTGGCACAGATATTGCATAAAAAAATTCCCCTTGCAAGAATCGTGCCTGGCACGGAAATTGCGTATCTCAGGATGATACGGTGACGTTTTGTGCTGGATTTAATCAGATTTGGTGGAAAATGTATCGAAATGAGGCAGAATCAGGACTGTTTCATACTTAGGCGTCGATGGAATAGACATGGCACACAAATTGTACAAAAGTGGTGTAACATCCTGATTTGACTGAATAATTTGGCACCTGGACGCACCCAGCTGGATAAAAGTTTAACACCTTCTCAAAATGGGAAACTAGTGATTTCAGGCAGTTACGTTTGGCACGCGGACTGCAATAAGTAATTTGCAACGGAGGCAAACATGAAAAGTTTTTTTATTGTAACACCAGACGAAATGCAGAATTTTACATTTCAGGGCCGGGACTTAAAAGAGGCAATCCAAAACGGTATAGAGACCAGCTGGGATTTCAATATGTACATCGAGGAGTATGGGCAAGTAAACCCATTGACCTGGTACATCGAACAAATAGAAAGCGAGGGTTAACATGAGACGAATCAATAAGTTGGCACCACAAGTGCTTATGTACGAAATGTACGAATTGTACGAAGCCTCTTTTAACGAGGGGCTTCTTATCGGCCTAGTGGTCGGCGCGTTAATTACAGCGGCGGTGCTGATATGAGAGCTGCAATGATGTACACAATTTTTGTTTACGTAATGGTCTTAACACTAACGATGGGAGTAATTTTATGAGAGCACCAACTAAATATGATGAGTCATGGGGTACTGTATGGGGCCGTGCCTACCAAAACACCTTAACAGGCACGCGCTTAATAAGTTTATCTACCGGAGCAGAACTTGAGCAGCTGCAAAAAATAGAATTCGAAGAGCTGGCAAAAAAATTCCAAAACGAAGTGATTAACAAAAAACAAAAAACAAAAAAACAGAAAGTGGGATAGTATGCAAAACATTACATTAACGCCGCAAGGCCACATTAATCGCACTGTGTCGTTCACCCAGCGTGAGCGCCACATCAGCAAATCAGATAAATTTATACCCATAAGCCACGCTGATATCAGTGAAGCTTTAGCTCGACACGGTTTTGAACAAGTCGCGCTCAAAATCGGTTTTGCCAAAACAGACCACACACGTGGATTCCAAAATTCACTCGGTGTTTACAGGAATCTCGGAGATTCAAGTATTAACGGCGCTCACCTAGATATTCTGGTCAAGGTGTCGCATCTGTACGGCGCCGTTGAGTTAAGACTGGGTCTATACCGCATTGCGTGCGCCAACCAATGGAATTCGTCCAGCGCAATTACATCAGTGAAAATTCCGCACGTCGGCGATTTTGCGCGAAATG